GCTCGGCGTTCGCCGACTCGCTCGCCAACACCGAGGTCGGCGGCCCGTCCCTGAACGCCGTCTCGCAGCGGTTCCGCGCCACCGGCCCGCAGGTCGTGTCGATCCGGGGCTACAACATCGGCGCGACGCACCCCGGCTACGGCGCGGGGACCGGCGGCACGTGGTCGATCACCGTCGAGGAGGACGACGGAACCGGCCTCCCGTCCGGCCGCGTCGTCGGCGGCGCGACGGAGGTCCACCCGCCCGACGACTTCCCGCTCGTGCCGCTGTCCGCATCGGTCACGCCGGGGCGGCTCTACCACCTCGTCTACCGCAACACCGACCCCGACCCGACCGCCAACTACAGCAGCGTCGACGACCTGTTCCTCCGCACGCCCACCAGCCCTCGCCAGCCGACCCTCCCCGACTCCGACTGGGCGACGCTCGTGAAGTCGGGGTCCGGGCCATGGGCAGAGCGCCCGGGCTTCTCGCCCATCATCGAGGTAGCCTACGCCGACGGCACGCGGCAGGGCCTCGGCTACATGGAGGTCTGGGTCCGCTCGCCGCAGCAGGTGTCCGGGCAGCGGATGGCGCGCGAGCTGTTCGCCTCGCCCGTCACGGCGCGCGGCGTCACGCTGCGGGTGGTGCGGGTGTCGGGCTCGTCGCCGCTCGCGGTGACGCTCGGCGATCAGGCGGCGACGATCCCCGCCTCGGCGGTGGCCGTCCAGCCGCTCTACGGGCAGGACGGGTGCAGCGCGAGCCGGGTCAACGCCGTCTTCCAAGCACCGGCCACCGGCAACGAGGTCCGCCTGTCCTGCCCCGCCGACACCGTCTACGCCGTCTTCGCGGTGCGCAAGGGGACGCACTACGGCCTCTCGTGCGTCCCGGCCGCCAAGGGGCAGGTGAGCGCCGACGGCGGCCTGACGTGGGGCCCGTTCACGCAGGACGGGGCTGGGCCGCTCGACGAGGGCGACCTCCAGTTCGGGCTCGTCCCGTGAGCGCGCCGACGCCTCCGCGCAGACCGGCAGACTTGTGCCCTAAGTGCGGAGCGACCTTCGGATTCCTGTATGCCCAACCGCAGTACACCACGAGCGACTCGAACTGGGGACATCAGCGCCGCGTCGAGGGGAAGGACCGCGGCGAGTGGCTGGAATACCGCTGCCAGACGTGCGGCTTCCTCATCCTCGGCCTGTGCGCGGACGCGGAGGCGATCCCGTGAGCGCGCCGACGCCGCGGGCCGGGATGATGCGCGAGTTGCGCGCCGCCGTTTCCAGACCCATGTCGACGCGTACATCAAGGCGAAGTTGCAGAGAGGGAACGATGAGAGTCATCCAGAACGACCTTGAGGTCCGGCCGCGCCTGCACATCAAGTGCTGGGCTAGCCAGATCGAGGATGAGGCGGTCCGTCAGGCGGCGAACCTTGCCAGCCTGCCGTTCGCCATCAGTCACATCGCACTCATGCCTGATGCCCACCCGGGATACGGGATGCCGATCGGCGGCGTCCTGTTCGCTGACAAGGCGATCGTGCCCTACGCCGTCGGGGTGGACATCGGCTGCGGCGTGAGCCTGATCGACACCGGGCTCAATGCATACGACATCGACCCCGACTCGCTCCAGCTGGTCCTCGACCGGATCGCAAGGCTCGTGCCGGTCGGCAACGGTCCCGGAGCGCAGTTCCGCGAAGCCAAGAACACGTTCGACTGGATCGGCATGTCGGTCGACATCCGGTGGGCCCTGTCTCAGGTCCTGCTCAACGCGGTCGACGAGGGAGCCGTCCAGCTCGGAACGCTGGGAGGCGGCAACCACTTCATCGAGGTCCAGAAGGACCCGGATGGTGGTGTCTACGTGATGCTTCACTCCGGGTCCCGGTCGGTGGGCAAGAAGGTGTGCGACCACTGGCACAAGGTCGCACTCGGCTTGAATGACCGGTGGCACAGCGACTTGCCGGACCGGGAGCTTGCCTATCTCCCGTGGGAGTCCGACGAGGCGCGCACGTACTTCGAGGACATGCGGACCGCCATGCGGTGGGCGGAGCAGAACCGGGCCGCCATGCGAGAGGCCGTCAAGACCGCCGTCGCCGAGTATCTCCCCGACGCCGTCTTCCGGGACATCGTCGACGTCCACCACAACTACGCGGCGTGGGAGTCCCACCGGGGAAGGAACGGCATCGTCCATCGCAAGGGGGCAGTCCGGGCTCGTGCTGGCGAGGTGGTCCTCATTCCGGGGTCCATGGGCACGGCGTCGTACATCGGCGAGGGACTCGGCAGCCCCGACTCGTTCGAGTCCTGTCAGCACGGGGCTGGCCGGGCCCGGAGTCGTGCTGCCACCCTTCGTCTGGAGACCGAGGACCAGTTCGTCGCCTCCATGACTGGCGTGATGCTCGGTGGCCATGCTGCCGGAGCGCGTGACGAGAGCCCGTTCGCCTATAAGGACGTGGATCAGGTCATGGCCGACAGCTCTGACCTCGTTCGATCAGTGGTGCGGCTGGTCCCGATGGGAGTGGTGAAGGGCTAGTGGGATGAGTGGCATCATCGTTCCCGTTGACATTCAGATCTTCCTGCCCGGGCGGTCACCGCTCCGGCTCAAGGGCGTCCTCGACGGACTGCACCAAGACTTCGCGACCATCGGCTCCGGGACGCGGCACGCTCCGGACTACACGCTGGTCGGCGCCCCGTTCACGCTGACCGGGCGCATCTCGAACTGGAAGGAGGACTCGCATGGACGCCCTGTCGGGTTTCAGGACGACGGCGGGCCAGTGGGGGGACCCGGTGCCGTTCAAGCCGGATCTCCCAGCAACGCCCGAAGACGACGCCGCCAGCGGGCCAAGGACCGTGCTGCGGCGCAGGTACACGGTGACCGTGGGTCCTGACGGGGCGGAGACGCTCGACGACATCGAGGAGTGGGAGGAAGAACGGTCGTGACCGTGCTGTGGAAGGATTTCCCCGACGAGCACGACTTCCCGGCGGCCGAGTCGTACCTCTCGCTCCACGTCGCCCCGCTGTCAGCGGGCGGGATCGTGGTTGCACTTCGCCACTCCAAGATCGTCCAGTTCAAGAGCAAGGACATCGTCCGGGCGTCTGGGCTGCCCATGCTCGACGGGCGCAACGTCCACGTCCGGCGCAACCTCGCGAAGATCGAGAAGGGTGTCCCGCTGTCCCCGGTCCTGCTCGTGCGCGGCCAGCCGCTCATCATCGCCGATGGGTATCACCGGGTCTGCGCCGTCCACGTCCTCGACGAGGACGAGCCGATCCCGTGCCTCATCGTGTCCCGGTAGGGGTACCATTACGGCGCCTGACCGGGCCATTAGAGGGATCAACAGTGGACATTGCCATCGCCACCTTCAGTCCGCCGTTCAAGGCCGTCGCAGAGTCGGACAGCCTGCCGAGGATCGTCGTCGCCGTCGAGATTGAGGCGTACACCAACCGCGAGGGCGAGACTGGCCTGTCACGAAGGGCCCACACCGTCGACATGGACGGCAAGCTCGATGTCATCCCCTACGAGGACCTCCTCGTCGACTGGCGGTACAACCCGACGACCGAGCTGTGGACCGATGCCAGCGGGGTGACGCTCTCGGACGACACAGAATGACCGACCAGCCGAGGAGCCACCAGCGCAGGGACTACCCGATGGTCGGCGTCCGAGAGTTCCGCGACACCTTCCAGAGCATCACCGAGCCGGTCCGGGTCATCCGGACCCGGAGGCCGGTCATCGAGGTCATCGGCACGTGGACGCCCAACCCCAAGCGGAGCGACATGACGGAGGAACGGGCATGAAGGTCGACTTCTGGGTTGTCGTCGAAGCTAGGCGGATGTACTGGGACGTCAACAAGATCAGCTCCCTCAAGGTGCGAGAGGTCAGGCAGGCGAAGCCAAGGCTTGAGTCGGACGAGATCGCCGTCAAGGTGAGTCTCGACGTCGACCTTCGGGCGTTCACGGAGCCTGTCTACGCTGTGGCTGCGCCGGTCGCGGCCGATCAGACCATCAGCGGCCCGGCGCTCGTGATCGAGCAGCCGCCAGAAGAGGAGCTGACCGAGTAGCCCTACAAGGCAGCACGCCCGTGCTGTAGACTCGCTCGCGAACAGCACACACAACGCGCCCGGCCACGCGCCGGGCAGCCTCGAACGGACGGGGTGGCCCATGCAGGGTCACCTCGTCTTCGTTTTGTTCGAGGGGGGCCGTCTCCGGGACGCAAGTCCTCGGCACGGCCTGTGGCACTCCCCGCTGTTCCACGAGACGGATCGCGCCCTCGGGCCGAACTCCGGGCCTGCGGTGGAACCCCGCAGACGGCCTCTGTCAATCCTACACGGGAGGGATCACCGTGGAGCGTCTCGTTCGTGTGCGGTTCGAGTTTGACGCGCACCACAAGATCATGGGCGATGCTCTTCCTGACCGGCCCCGGTGCGTGCGCGACCATGGGCACCACTGGAGGGTCGAGGTCACGAAGACGGGACCAGAGAGCGGCTTGGAGGGTGACGTCGAGCGTGTGCTGGGCGAGCTGGCCGACCGGAGCCTCAACGCGATGCTCCCGTCGCTCAACCCGACGCCCGAGGACCTCTCGACGCTGGTCATGGAGCGGCTGATCCTCCGGCACCCGTCGATCGTCGAGGTGACCGTGGACGACGGTCGACTGGCCGGGATCACGAGGAACACGCTGCGATGATCGAGATCAGGGCGATCGAGGTCGGGTTTCTGCACCCGAACAACTGGAACCCGAACAAGATGGACGACGAGATGCTCGCCAAGGAGGTCGAGTCGATCCGGGAGTTCGGGTTCCTCGACCCGCTCACCGTCCGTGCGATGTATCTCGCCAATCCTGACCTGATGCCGAATGCCCCGGTCGGTGGCTGGGAGATCATCGATGGCGAGCACCGCTGGATCGCTGCCCAGAAGCTGGGCATGCGGACGGTGCCGTGCGTCGTCGTCGAGGCGGACGACGACACGGCGAAGCAGATGACCGTCGTGCTCAACGACCTCCGTGGCAAGCCCAAGGAGGAGAAGCTGGCCGCGCTGGTCAGGGACTTGTCGGAGCGCCGCTCGATGCTCGACCTTGAGCGGGTCCTGCCGTACCGGCGGGAGCGGCTGGAGGAGATGATCGCAGAGCGGCGGGCGGACTTCGACTGGGACGCGCTCAGGCGTCCGAGGGGAGCGCCCGATCCGGATGCCGGGCCGCGATGGGTGGAGCGGGTCTACAGATTCCCGGCCGACGCTGCGCAGGTGGTCGACGACGCCATTGCCCGGGTCAAGGACGACTCGGGAGTCGAGGACTGGAAGGCGCTGGAGCTGATCTGCGCCGACTACATCGCAGGAGCCTGACACGACAACCACCAAGTACGACTACATCAGCCTCAAGCGGCAGTACATCGAGGGGACGATGTCGATCCGCGCCCTGTGCGCGGCGAACGAGATCCCCACGTGGTCGACCGTCAACGCCCGGGCGAACCGTGAGGGATGGGATGCGCTGCGGACTGAGTACCAGCGTCAGGTCGAGGCCAAGTCGCTCGACCTGACGGCCAGCAAGCGGGCCCAGAAGATCGCCGAGATCCAGCTCGACGCCCTCAACGTGATCCACGCCGCGATCCTCAAGATGGCCGAGGACATGGACGCGTACGAGGAGTGGGAGGACTCGCACGGCGTGGTCCACCGCCGCAAGCTGATGCGGATGACGCCCAAGGACCTCGACATCATGCTGGCCCGCTTCCAGACGTTCATGGGCCAGCCGACCCAGATCAACGAGAGCCGGAACCTCGGGATCGACATCCTGTCCGAGGCGGATCCGGAGGCAATGAGGCAGATCCTTGCAGCCCTACGACCTGAGCGGACTGTCGGACTCGGACCGGGACCGGCTGAAGTCGCTCATCCTGAAAAAGCTCGCGCCAACTGACGTCTACGCGTACGGCGAGTACGTCTTCGGCTACGAACCGGCGTCGCACCACCGGCTCATGGTCGACTCCATCCACCGGGCCATCGACCGCCGCAGGAACATCGTGATCCTGATGCCCCGCGGATCGGCCAAGACCACATGGGGCAACACGATCGACCTGTCGCACTACATCAGCACGCACCCGGACGTCCGGATCGGGCTCATCAGCAACACGGCGAAGCAGAGCAACGACTTCAGCCGGGCGATCCGCTACACGTTCGAGGCCAACGTCCAGCAACACGATCTGTTCGGCAACCTGCGGTCTACCCAGAAGTGGACCGACGTCGAGTGGCTCAGGGCCGACAGTCGGTGGGCCGGGTCCAAGGACGTCACGCTCTACTCGGCCGGGGCCGGTGGCGCGATCATCAGCAAGCGCTTCGACATCATCCTCTGCGACGACATTCTCGACGAAGAGAACACGATGACGCCGGAGGCCCGGGAGAAGGTCGAGACGTGGTTCTGGAAGACGCTCCGGCCATGCCTCGTGCCCGGCGGCGTCATCATCGTCCTCGGGACCCGGTGGGCCGAGGACGACCTCTACCAGCATCTGATTGACCCTGTTGACAAGGGCGGCAAGGGCTGGGACAGCGTGGTCATCCCGGCCATCTACAAGGACAACGACGGGGCCGAGCACAGCTACTGGCCCGACTACTGGCCACTGGAGAAGCTGGAGGACGAGCGGCGGGCGATGGGCTCGGCCCTGTTCAGCTGCTCGTACCAGAACGACATCTCCGGCCTGATGACCGGGAACGTGTTCCTCAAGCGGAACTACCAGTACTTCTCCAGCCTGCCCGAGGGCCGCTCGTACACGATCCGCATGGGGGTCGACCTCGCGTCATCGGAGCGGGAGCGGGCCGACTTCACCGCCCGGGTCATCACGGCCGAGGACAACGACAACGGCGACTTCTACGTCCTGTCGGTGTACCGGGACAAGCGCGAGACGCACCACGCGGAGTTCATCCATGACGGGTGGATGTCCTATCCGACCATGGCGCTTGTGATCTGCGAGTCGCAGGCGTTCCAGTCGACGCTGATCCAAGAGGTCATGCGCGACTATCCGCGCATCCCGATCGAGGGGCGCAAGTCAGACGCGGACAAGGTGACCCGGGCCCGGGCGGTCGCCGCCAAGTACGAGGCCCACAAGGTGTTCCACCACTCATCGCTCGAAGACTCGGACTTCGAGCGCGAGCAGCTCAGCTTCCCGAAGGGGCACGACGACATGATCGACGCGCTCGGGTTCTCGATGGACCTCGGCGGGGGCGGCTTCTTCTTCGGTTCGGTTCGGAGGTAGCCCATGCCGCTCGTGTTCCCGGGCTCGACACGGAAGAAGAGCGAGTCGCCGCCCGATCCGTTCGAGCTGGAGTTCCGCGACGGGAAGCGGTCCGTCGCACCGTATCTGTGCGACCTCATGTCGGGCCTAGACACCGTCAGGTTCACGTATGCCCAAGCGGTCGAGGAGGTCAACAAGAACCTCCTGCGCAACCATGCGAACGACGCCATGCGCCAGATCCTGAGCAGGGTCGAACGATGATCGCCGTCACGTCGCGCCAGAACCTCCTGTCATCTATCGCCACGCCGCGCGGACGCATGGCGCTGCGGACGCAGATCTACGGCTATC